CCATAAAGGTGTTCTCTAATGGATCAGATACGTTCACGGACGTATCGTGGCAACTGCTTGAACGAACAGCGGTATAGACATTTCAGCGTTTTTGCTGTAGAATGGGTACGACAACAATAGGAGAATTATGGCTGATCAGCCTTCAGTTTGTTTCATGACGTATGACTGGGCATTTGGAACCAAGCCGCTAGAGCCTAACGGCTGTGCGTGGTATCGGTGTGCCCTGCCGCAAAAGGAATTGAATAAGTACAACTGGCAGACAGGCATTGGAATGCCGGGGTGGAACACGGAGCATGGCTTCGGTTTGCTCATCGAAGGAGACCAAGCCGTTCATGGCTGGGATATCATCGTGTTCAAGTTGATCATGCTTGAGACTGTAGCGGAAAAGATCAAGGTCGCGCAGGAGATGGGCCAGAAGATCGTCGTTGACCTTGACGACTGGTTCGAAGGACTTGAGGAGAGCAACATGGCCTTCAAGACTACCGACCCCAAGACCAATCCCAAGAATAACCGGGACCACTACCAGTACATCATAGATCATGCCGACGCTCTCATCACCAGTACCCCGTTCCTGTACGACTGGTACAAGAACGTGAAGGGCAACAAGAACGTGTTCATGGTCCGCAATGGCATCGACCTTGACCGCTGGACACAGCGCAGGGACCATGCTGGCTGGCTCCCCACTGTTGGGTGGGTTGGAGCAACACCATGGAGAAGCATGGATCTTGAGACAATGCAGCCATTCTTTGCTCGCTTCATGGAGAAGAATAGACTAGCGTTTCATCACTCAGGCCACGTCCAGAATGCCGCGTATGCATCTAAGCAAATAGGGCTTCACTATGGGACCAAGGTCACCCGGCAGAGCATGGAGCCTATCAGCAGATACCCTAATTTGTTTAGGAAGATCGACATTGGTCTTGTCCCGCTGAGCGACGTGAAATTCAACCACGCAAAATCTGGCATCAAGGGCTTGGAGTACAGCGCAGCAGGAGTGCCTTGGATTGCCTCTCACAGCCCCGAGTACGACATTTTAGAGCAGCAGGGCATCGGGAGGGTGGCAAACTCTCCTGAGGCGTGGGAGGCCCATCTAGAGGCCTTGCTGGACCCACGGGTGCGCAAGGAAGATATAGAACGCAACCTTGACAACATTCGGACATATCAGACAATGGAAGTTCGGGGTCACGAGTGGAACGAAGTCATGCACCAGATCCTCGGGGTATGAGAAAAGCCCCACCCGAAGGTGAGGCTCTCTCGTGATCGTGGGGAATGTTGTCGCAAATTAATTTGTGGTTCCCACGTTATCTAGTTATATGTATCAGGTTCCGTATCCACAATGGGTTCCAACCCAATTGAGGACACCGCCGTTCTTAATACTGTGAATGAACACAGCATCCTGAATCCATGGTGGTGCGTGGTTAGCCGCTGCATACTGTCGCGCAACAAACCTTCCGTTCACCTTTGTCCATTTTGCGTTACCTTGCCAAGTACCCGTCAACATCTGATAGGCTCCTGCCGCAGAACTAGACCCATTATGGGCCTTGTAATGGCCAGCCATGATTGATTCGTGCTTCCTGATACATAGACCCAGATCGCGTATCCACCTAGGGACACCAACCCAGACCGTAAAAGCGCCTGAATCCATCCACCGATTGTTCGGGTTGCGAAAGGGCTGTGCCTTCTGCTCTACCTTCACCAAAGGTGGTCCTGCTACTATCTTTTGCGGCGGTGCAATGAATGCCACCGCTGCGGTGCTTTGCGCTATATTGCTAGCCGACTTAGCATAAGCCGCCTGAGAGCCGCTTGACAGTCCAACTACCATGAGGACTGCTAGTATTACTCTTATTAGGTTTGTTTTCGTCATGTTACCTCCATAGCGACAACATCTGACAAGGGTAACACATAAAAAAGGCGTTGTCAACTAAGGGGTATTGGTTATCTATACCATATGGTTATACATCATGTATATCTATAGGTACATTTCCCTCCCATACCACCCATCAAAAATACCATACGAATCAGGAGTTGTCAAGGGTTAGGAGGATGTTTCTTACAGTCTCGGAGCCGGGGTAGATCTTGCTCCCACTCTGCATATCATCAAAATAAACTACTCCATCTGCATCAATTGCTGGAATCAGGAGTGATGCTAGATCGGTGCCTTCTGCCCCGAGCAGGGTGAGCGGAGGAGCCTTACCCTCCGTTACCAAATTGTAATAATCGTGGACCTGTTTTAGGGTCAATTCCATTGCTTTTCTCTTTTCTATCTGGTAGACTGGACTTCTACCTAAATCATATCAGAAGAGGAAGTGCTTGGCTTGTCAATTACAACAGAACACGGTTCAATCAAAGATTTCTACCGTAACTTCATAGCAGTATCAAGATACGCAAGATGGAGGGAAGAGGATAATCGGAGAGAGACTTGGACCGAGACTGTTGACAGGTACATGAACTTCATGACTACCCATATGGTCTTGAACTATGGGTACTCACCAGAGGATACCATCTTCCCCGAGATTTCACAAGCAATCAAGGATCACAAGATCATGCCCTCCATGCGAGCGCTGATGACAGCGGGACCAGCATTGGACCGGGATCACATTGCAGCATATAATTGTTCGTTCATTGCAGTAGATAGTCCTCGTGCTTTTGACGAGGCAATGTATATCCTGATGAATGGCACTGGAGTAGGATTCTCAGTTGAAGAGAAGTACGTATCGCAACTTCCCCTGATTGCAGAGTCCTTCTTCCCTACAGAAACTAAGATTGTAGTAGAGGATTCAAAACTAGGTTGGGCTAAGGCTTACAAGGAACTCATAGCATTGCTCTTCCAAGGCCAGATTCCCCTATGGGATATGTCTAAGGTACGCCCCGCAGGGGCTAGGCTTAAGACCTTTGGTGGTAGGGCATCAGGTCCAGATCCTCTTGATCAACTATTCCGTTTCACTGTTGATACGTTTGCTGCTGCGGCGGGACGCCGCCTCAAGACCATTGAAGCACACGATATCATGTGCAAGGTCGGAGAAGTTGTCGTGGTTGGCGGGGTACGAAGGTCTGCGCTTATTAGTCTTTCGAATCTAGACGACTTCGAAATGGCCAAGGCCAAGTCTGGTCAGTGGTGGGAGGACTACGGTCATCGTGCACTGTCCAATAATTCGGCGGTATACAATCGTAAGCCCAACACAGCACAATTCCTAAGAGAGTGGAGGAACCTGTATGAGTCAAAGTCAGGTGAACGAGGTATTTACAATATGGAATCTGTTCGGCGTCATGTGGACCGCTTTGGTCGAAGAGATTCTTCGAAAGTTATGGGAACTAATCCCTGCGGTGAGATCCTACTACGACCCAACGAATTTTGCAATCTGACAGAGGTTGTCATTGAGGCTAGCGACGATGCTAGTAGCCTGTACGAGAAGGTGCGCCTCGCCACGATCCTTGGAACATGGCAGTCAACACTGACTAACTTCAAGTACATTCGCAAGTCGTGGAAGTTCAACTGCGAGGAAGAGCGTCTACTTGGCGTGTCCCTGACAGGCATCTACGGCAATACGCTGACCAGCACGAACGACAGGACCCTCAGCACCTTCCTGACGCAGTTGCGCAACGTCGCTGTCACGACCAATGCCGAGGAAGCAGACAAACTAGATATCAATGCATCTGTTGCTATCACGACAGTCAAGCCCTCTGGCACTGTCAGCCAGTTGACAGGCGTATCCTCTGGTATCCACCCATGGTACTCCAAGTATTACCTTCGCTCCGTGCGCGGGGACAACAAGGACCCACTGACAACCTTCCTCAAGGACTCTGGCATCTACAATGAGCCAGACGTGATGAAGCCAAATGATACGACAGTTTTCTTCTTCCCTGTCAAGGCACCGGAAGGCGCAGTTACCTCAAAGGATCTGACGGCTATTGACCATCTTGAGTTGTGGAAAACCTATCGTACATTCTGGACTGAGCATAATCCATCCGTGACGGTCAACGTCAAGGAAGAGGAGTGGATGGGTGTCGGCGCATGGGTGTTCAATAACTTCGATGATATTGGTGGCGTAGCATTCCTGCCAGCGTCGGAGCACACCTACAAGCAAGCACCATACGAAGAAATCACCGAGCAGCAGTACAACGATGCGGTGGCAGCAATGCCAGACAACATCGACTGGACTATCCTCAGCCTGTACGAAAAGATCGACGGGACAACGGGAAGTCAAGAACTGAGTTGCACTGCCGGTGCATGTGACATTGTTGACATGCCTGCATACGCGAGTAGTGCGGCGTAAGGATTGCCCTTAGGATGGTGCAAATGTGTAATGCCCCGGTAGAAATACCGGGGTATTCGCATGTATATGTCCAACTCATGGTACAATTAGGCCATGGTAGAAGGAAAATCCAAACTCACTGTCATCCAAAAGGAATCCGATCACGGCCTGTATGTCTGGTACACCAAGGACAACAAGGTTCTTGGATCTGAGGGCAACATCCTCAACTTCCCAGCACGCCGAGGCGACTTGCAGGGTATCGTGGAGATTACCAAGGCAGCAGTGCACTACGGCTATCCAGAGGGGCGAGCCGTATGGTGGCCGGGAGTCCGAAGGATCACAGAAGAGGAATACTCGGAGCAGATGGATAGAATGTCGCAGGGCCTCATCCCCAGCGAAACAGATATTGGCGCGTTCATAGACGCGAAGAAGGGGCTTGACGCTCATGGAGACTGAAGAACAAGAGGACGTAGAGGTCTATGCTAGAACAGACAGAAACCTCATCATCGAAAAGACTGTCATAGACGACTTCGCGGCAGACGCAGAGACTATCAGATTCTACGATGGATTCAATGACAAGACCAAGCGCAGACTGGCCCGGATCACCAAGGTAGACTCGGGTGTTCAGGATGCTCAGTCGAAGCAGTTGCTTCCCACCCCAGCACTCAACACGGCCTATGGCCTGCTGGACGTAGTGCTTCCTCCATACAACCTTGACGAACTAGCAGGGTTCTACGATTCGTCATATGCCAACCACGCAGCGATCAATGCTAAGGTAGCCAACAGCGTATCTCTCGGCTACGGCTTCGAAGTAACCCAGAATGTCCTTGATGCTCTTGACAACGCATCGTCCGACAATGCCAAGCGGCTGGCCCATAACAGGATCGAACGGCAGAAGATTGCTCTGACAGACTGGCTGGAGAGCCTGAACGATACAGATGCCTTTACTCACGTCCTTGAAAAGGTCATGACTGACTACGATGCAGTCGGCAACGGCTACATTGAGATTGGGCGAACCAACCGGGGAGAGATTGGCTACATGGGCCACGTCCCCGCAACGACAATCCGGGTGCGCAGGAAGCGTGATGGCTATGTCCAGATAGTCAACCAGAACGTAGTTTTCTTTACCAACTTCCAAGACAAGAACCAGTCGAATCCCATCACGGCAGACGGCAGGCCCAATGAGATTATCCATCTCAAGAAGTACACGCCAAAGAACTCCTACTACGGCGTACCAGATATGGTCAGTGCAGCGGCAGCAGTTGTCGGTGACCAGTTGGCTGGCAAGTACAACCTAGACTACTTTGAGAACAAGGCCGTACCACGCTTCATCGTTACTCTTAAGGGTGCCAAGTTGAGCAAGCAGGCTGAGTCAGAACTGTTCAGGTTCTTGCAGACTGGTCTCAAGGGACAGAACCACAGGACGCTGTACATCCCCCTTCCCGGCGACAGTCAGGACAACAAGGTGGACTTCCAGATGAATCCCGTGGAAGCCGGGGTACAGGAAGGATCATTCGACAAGTATCGCAAGGCTAACCGTGACGATATCCTCATGGCACATGCTGTTCCCATCACCAAGGTTGGTGGAGCAGCCGGGGTAGGAGTTGCAGCAGCCCTAGCCTCTGACAGGACATTCAAGGAGCAGGTATCACGACCAACTCAGAAGAATATTGAGAAGGTCATCACCCGTATCATCAAGGAACAGACGGATATGTTCAAGTTCAAGTTGAACGAACTGTCACTTACCGATGAGAACACGCAGAGCCAGATCGATGAGCGCTACTTGCGTATGCAGGTTATTGTTCCCAACGAGGTACGAGACAAGATGCGACTGCCTATGCGCGACGGTGGGGACAAGCCAGTAGACCTCAAGGCACAGACGGGAGCCGAGCAGACTGCTCAGGCATCAGGCTCTAGGGCACGGGATCAGCAGCGAACAAACAACTCTACCGACTCAACTGCCACCGCTACGGGAAGAAATCCCAAGGGCGAGGGTAGGACACAGGCGTAATGTAACAATCTGATAAACATTACGCATAAACATAGTATATAATGGTATCACAATGGCAGAATTTGAAAAGGCTTTTTGGAGCATCAGTGGCGACAACATCGCCATTAACATGCCAATCCAGAAGGTGGATCAAGAGCGCAGAATTGTTTCCGGTTGGGCGACAACCGACTCCCTAGACAAGCAGGGCGATATCGTGGATATCGATGCCTCTGAGCGAGCCTTTGAGAAGTTCCGTGGCAACGTCCGAGAGATGCACACTCCGTTGTCCGTAGGAAAGGTAGTCGCCTTCAAGCGCGATACGTATTTCGACAAGGCTTCCGGCAAGTTCCACAACGGTATCTTCGTTGACGTGTACATCTCCAAGGGTGCACAGGATACTTGGCATAAGGTGAATGAGGGAATCCTTAGCGGGTTCTCCATAGGCGGCAATATCATTGAGAAGGAGAGCATCTACAGCAAGTCAGCCGATGCTCCTGCCACCCTCATCAAGGAATACAACCTATATGAACTTAGCCTCGTTGACAACCCGGCGAACGACGACTCCAATGTCGTGTCCATCCAGAAGATCGGTGACGACATTGTTGAGAAGAACTATCTTGAGAACATTTTCTGGTGTGGAGCCGACGAGCCTGTCATCGTTACGGAAAAGACTTCATATGATTGCCCATCATGCAACAAGAGCATGGTGAACATTGGTTTTGTAGAGAGCAATGACGTTGATAAGTCGGTAACGATTCAGTCCATCATTGACAACCACACAGGCTCAGGTGAACAATCTGATAACGAAGCGATTGACGGTATAGCCAAGTCAATTGCTAATAACAACGATGAAAAGGAGGGAAATAACGTGGGAATTTTCAAGAAGGATGCCCCAGCCGAAGAGATTACCAAGTCAGCAGACGAGGTAGTGGAAGAGGTTGTTGAAGAGGCATCAGAAGATACAACAGAGGCAGTCGAAGAGGCTGTCGAAGAGGCAGCAGAGGAAGTTGCCGAGGAAGCCGTTGCAGCCGATGTAGACGAGGTAGTCGAAGAGGTTGCAGTTGAGGCTGACGCTGTTGATGAGTCCACTACTCCTGTAGAAGGCAACGAGGACTTGGCGAAAGCAGTAAGTGATCTGAATAGTACCGTTGCAGACGCAGTTAGTGGTCTTGTTTCAGTGGTGAAGAGCCTTGCAGAAGAGGTAGCCAATCTCAAGAAGTCTATGACTGAAGAGGTAGCCTCTGTAAAGAGTGAGGTAGAAGGGTTTGGAAAGCGTGTCGATGAAGTAGAAGCCGACACTGCTCTCCGTAAGTCTGGCGATCTTGGCGGGATCGGTCAGGAAGAAAAAATCGAGAAGTCGAAGTGGGGTGGGCGTTTCCTCAATTCCGCCGACCTATATCGGCAGTCTCACTAATAACAGGAGGTGAAATAATAATGTCAGAAGATATTCTAAGCAAGTCAGCAGAGGCAGGCGTAGTCGTATCCGGTGGTATTGGTGGAATCACCAATCCCGTTCATGGTACGGCTGGTATTGTCGGCTCAACCACAGACGACGGCGGTATTCTCAACCCTGAGCAATCACGCCAGTTCATCGAATACATCTGGGACCAGCAGGTTCTAGCACAAGATGGTCGTCGCGTAACTATGCGTTCGAATACTGTTGAACTGGAGAAGTTGAACGTAGGCGAGCGTGTTATCCGCGCAGCAAATCAGGCTGACGGCACTTACACAAATGCAGGAGCAGAGTTCACAAAGGTAGAAATCACAACCAAGAAGATCCGTTTGGACTGGGAGGTTGCGACTGAAGCACTTGAGGACAACATCGAAGGTGGAGGTCTGGAGGATCACTTGGTCCGTTCCATGACTCGCGCATTCGCTAATGACCTTGAGGATCTCGCTATCAATGGCAACTCAGCATCAACAGGTGATCCATTCCTGAAGATCATGGACGGTTTCCACAAGAAGGAACTGACGGGCAACGAGGCACTCTCGGTTGCGTCGTCTGGTTCGACTTGGACAGTTCAGGACCTACAGCAGATCATCCTTGCAATGCCACGTAAGTTCCGTGGATCGCGTGGTGCAATGAAGTTCTACACAGGCTCACCAACAATGTCTAGCCTACTTAACCAGTTGGCACAGACAGGCAACTTCTCATCTGAGAGGATTGTTGAGCGCATTGTAGACGGCAGCGTACCACAGGTTGTTGGCGCACCAATGCAGTACCGCGTTCTAGGACTTCCCATCGTTGAGGTACCTTACTTCCCCGATGACTACGTATCGCTTACATTCCCCGAGAACCGCATTTGGGGTTTCCAGCGCGACGTGACAGTCCACCGCGAGTTCAAGCCAAAGAAGGACACAGTGGAGTACACAGTGTTCGTTCGATTTGGAGTTCAGATCGAAGAGGCTACTGCTATCGCTTTCGGGCGCAAGTAGTACCGGCACTAGGCGTGTGGGGGAGGGCTTCGGCTCTCCCCCCATTGCTTTGGGATGATATAATCATAGAAGGAGGATAACGTGGCAAAAGCAAAGGCAGAAGTTCCCAATACAGTAGCCGTACATACGGACCATCCATTGTACTTTGGGCCTCTCGGCAGACTGGAAATTGGCTATACAATCCTTACACCAGAAAAGGCAGCAGAGTGGCAGGCCGTATCGGGTAGTGTTCGCATTGCGACACCAACTGAAGTCGCCGCTGCATACGGAGTATAATGGAAATTCTTAGACTTATTGATACAACAGCAATCCAGTTCACGACTCCCGTACCCACGGCATCGGCGGTATACACACTGGCCTATGAGGATCTTGACAATGGCAATAGTTACTCTGCCTCAGCAACGTCACTGGCAAACAAGACCGTAACGTTCACCCTAGACGACTACTACCTCAAGTACACCGGTAGCATAGATGCTACGGTCTACGACTCCATGAGCCACGGTATCCTAAATCTTGGAATCGATGTTGTCCGTCCCTACTGCGATCTTACCAAGGTACAGAAAGAACTGAGCATCACTAACGCACGAGCGGTAACGCATGAGAAGGTTGCCCGTAAGTTGATCGACGCGGAACTAGGACTGGATATGACGTTCCAGCGGAAGTTGAAGGAAGTACAGGGTATGGGCCTTGACTACCTCCCCTTGCATGAGCGCATCCACACAATCTACTCTATCAAGGAGAACGGCACTGTCATCTACGACCGTGATGACCCTGATGCTGACCCATATACGGTCTCAATTGACAAGACTTCGATTGTCCTTGGCACAGACGAGAACAAGATGGAGTCAGTCATCGTATGGAATGGCCGGTACAGCAAGGGTACATTCGTAGACGGATATGACTATGTGATCGATGGTGACTTCGGATACCGTCAGATTCCCGAGGATGTGCAGGAGGCCTGCGAGATGCTTATTCAGGACATTGAGAGTGGAGCCATGAAGTACAGCACTCGTGGCATTGAGGAATTCGACAACCGTGAGTTCAAGGTCAAGTATGCCAAGGGAACGGGTAGCGGTACGGGTAACACCATTGTTGACAAGTTGCTATCCGTGTACAAGAATGGCATCAACCTAGGAGTCTTGTAATGCTCCTATCAGGAAACATATCCCCTATGCTATATCCAATGTCAGCAGACATATACTATGCCCTATCATCGCAGAATGAACTAGGACAGATAGAAAAGACGTGGCAGTATGACCGTACCATCAACTGCTCAGCAATCAAGGAGCGTGCGGAGTACAATGCCAAGAACTCTGTCGATACGGAGAAGTTCCTGTCGTTCAATGTCAAGATCAATTTCAGGACACCAGAGAATCTGTACCGTCAGTACAACGGCACCATCCGTCGTCCTACGGACATTCTTATCGCCCATATCAAGGACCCAGCGGGAAACTTCGTATGGCTTGAGGATAGCGACGAGGATACGACATTTGAGATTGAGTCCATGGAGCCACTGTTCGATGAGACACATACACTTGCTGGCTACCGGGCCTTGCTAGCACGCTCAGGAAATCAGGTAGACAACGATGTATAAGGCCATGTTTGAATTCAAAGACGCTATGAAAATCATGAATAATTCTGTTACGTATGCTCAGGCATTCGCCACCGAACTTGCTGCACAGGAGCCAAAGATAGCCAGCAGGCTTGCTGATACTAGCATCGATGCATTCTATGACTATCTTGATGGGCTTGCTCGTGTGGCCCCCGGTATGCTCCACCATGTATACGAGTGGGGAGAGGTCGGCAACCCCGAAGGCCGACTGGTAGAACTCAAGAAAATAATATCTGGAGGCGGTACGGTTGGCATCACGTCAGAACTCTTGGACTCAACATCGATCAAGCCGGGTAGCAACGAGCCATTCGAAAAGAAAGCGACCATCATGGAAGAGGGCATACCCGTCACGATCAACGAGGTCAATGCCGAGGCACTATTCTTCGAAATCGACGGGGAGGAATTCTTCCGACTTGGACCTATTACAATCACGAACCCCGGAGGGGACGCTGTACGCGGTTCTTTCGTAAAGGTGTTTGAGGAATTCTACAACGGGTACTTCAATGACGTGTATCTCAGGTCTATCAAGTATTACGAACACTTCTCTAGCCCCGTTACGTTTGAGCGCAACTTTACGTCTGCCGTTCGTGGGAACGCTGCCAGCCAAGGCAAGGCAGCAGCCCTATCGTGGGTTCTGAGAGCGCCGGGTGACAGTCTATGAGTTATCCAGAGGTAGCGATCAATGAGTACGTATGGGAGCAGTTCAGGCTTGCCAAGCCAGCGATCCATGCCCAGTATGGCACGACCGTACCGTTCTTCCCTGTCGATGACGTACAGGCCGGGGACAGTGCATGGGACGGAAAGACCCATATTATCTATGACTCCATGGTGCGACCACGTAGCACACGCAAGTCATTCTACCCTGTCAAGAACGGACAGATGATCTATTCCATCAAGGGATCGATCAAAGATATCTTTGAGTGGCGGGAGTTCATTGTCGATGTGCTTGACCGCGAGGATGCAGCAGCACAAGATATTAACAGGTACTCTGGCCTGAACATCGCCGGGTACAACATATTCTTCCACTCCGTATGTGCCTACCAGTTCAACTATGTCAACATGGCATACAAGTCGCAGCCTACGCAGCGCAAGGACCAGACAGCGGAAATCGTCATTCCCTACGAGTTCCACAAGGCTACTGTCTACAATGCCTGAATACATACGCTATACTAGGTAATGAGGAAACGCCCCCATGCAATACAATTTCAAACGAAATAAGGGGTGATTTAATAATATGGCAACTCTTGGCGATTCAAGGCAAATTATCGTTGGTGCAGCCCAGATCTTCGTATCGAAGCAGGGTGCACTTAAGTACATCACAGGTACCAATCCAGCAGAATACTCTTTCGACGGGCTTGCAGGCAGTGACATTCCAGCATTCGTGGACGGCACAAAGTACGCAGACACCCTAGCGGGTTCTGCATCTGCAAACTGGAGGAACGTAGGCTACACGAGCAATGGTCTGGAAGTACAATTCCAGCCAGACTTCGGTGAGGTACAGGTCGATCAGGTTCTTGACACTGTTCGCTTCTTCAAGCAGGGTATGAGCGTTTCGCTCGTTACTGCTTTCGCAGAAGGAACACTTGAGAATCTTGTCGTGGCTGTTGCAGCCAATGACAACGACTACTCGGTATCAGGTGGCGACACCACTCTCGTACTGAATTCAGGTAATCTAGGTGAGGTTCCCGTAGAGCGAGCAATTATCGCTATCGGACCCGGATCTGGTGACCCCGATGCAGTCGGAGCACTAGAGGTAGAGCGCGTGTACGTAACGCACCGTGCACTCTCAATTGAGAGCGTAACGGCATCTGCAAAGCGTGACGCACCTACTTCATTCGAAGTAACGTTCCGTCTGCTTCCTGCCAACAATGGTTCCTACGGTAAGATCGTAGACCGCGTTGTTGGTCCGTAATAACAATTTCATAGACACGGCCCCCGTCATTAACTTGGCGGGGGCTTTGTCGTGGGGTCCATTATGCTATAATTTACATTAGTAACCTAGGAGGGTTTAATGGCAACAAGCGTATATGAGACAGTGGAAATCGAACTGATGGACGGTGAGAAGATTTCTCTTCGACCACTCAAGATTTCCTTGCTACGGGAGTTCATGGTTGAATTCCAGAAGATCAGCCAGCAGGACATTGCAGAGGATAACATCGCATCGATGGACCTATTGCTAGACTGCGCAGTGATCGCAATGAAGCAGTACAAGGTAGAACTTGCGAAGAAGGAATTGCTTGAGGAGATTGTAGACCTTCCCACGGTATACAAGATCATCGAAGTGGCTTCGGGAATCAAGTTGAATGACCCAAACGCACTGGCGGCGGCTCTAGTTGGAACGACCTAGACCTCGCCGGGATAGAATCACGAGTGTTCCTTCTGGGAAACTGGAAAGACTATAAAGAACTGGAGGACAACCTTTCAATGCCGGAACTCTTCGCAGTCCTTGAAGCCAAGCAGGCTGAGGATTATGAGAACAAGAAGTTCGCAGCGGCCTTGAAGGGTGTAGACCTCGACAAGAACAACAACGCAGGGCAAGAGACTTGGGAACGAATCAAGGCTAAGGCACTGAGCAAGGGCAAGACAAACAATCCGCAGGACGTTACCACGTTGCAGGGAGCAGCCGCTAAGCAGGCTGGATTCGGCATAGGTCGCGGCCTAGACTATGAGGCGATCTAACGGTGACGCAGGCTAACGCTGTAATCAACCTAGATATTAATACGAGTGGCGCAGCGGCCAGCCTCCGTAGTCTACAGGCACAACTCAATGCCTTCCAGTCAGCCCTGAACAAGAACAATATGCAGCAGGCTGCGGCTGCCAAGGAATACTCGCAGAGTCTTTCCACGCTTGTCAACCAGTCTAAGTTCTTCACTGCTGAGACCGTCAAGATGCGCACCGCCGCATCACAACTGGACGACACCCTTTCCAAGGGCCGTGGCACAATGTCTCAGTTCCTTGGTGCCCGGTTTGTTAAGAATGGTACGGCAGCCAATCAGGTCATGCAACTGGCGAATGCCCGTGCAGCAGCCTTGCAGACACAGTTTGTTGCCACTGGTGCTGCCGCTGGAGGATTCCAGCAGGCCATTGCAATCAAGCCTATGCAGGCTTTCAACAAGGAAGCGGCGGTAACAGCCGAGCGCCTTGCCATTCAACGTGCCATGCTTACGCAGGCCACTACGTCGATGGTCAACTTCGGTAAGAATACTCAGTGGGCTGGTCGCCAGTTGATGGTGGGCTTCACCGTGCCTCTAACCATCTTCGGAGCGGTCGCGGGTAAGACATTCATGGATCTTGAGAAGCAGATGATTGCTTTCAAGAAAGTATATGGAGACTCATTCACAACCCCGGCAGAAATGGAGAAGGCTCTTAAGGATGTTAAGGCTCTTGCAAAGGAGTACACCAAGTACGGAATTGCCGTCAAGGACACCCTTGGTCTTGCAGCAGAGGCCGCAGCAGCGGGAGCCAAGGGAGCAGACCTTATTGCTGCAACCACGCAGTCAACTCGCCTAGCGACACTAGGCCAGATGGAGCAGGCAGAGGCACTCAAGACCACCATTGCCTTGCAGAACGCTTTCAAGATCAGCAGCGCAGACCTTGGCAAGACCATTGACTTCCTCAACCAAGTTGAGAACCAGACTGTCGTAACATTGCAGGACTTGGCTCAGGCCATTCCCCGCGTTGCCCCTGTCATCAAGGGCTTGGGCGGCAGCGTAGAGGATATGGCAGCCATGCTTGCAGCCATGCAGGAAGGTGGCGTGACCGCAGCACAGGGAGCCAACGCCCTCAAGTCTGGCTTGGCCTCGCTTATCAATCCAAGCGATAAGGCTGTTGCCTCTTTGCAAAAACTGGGTATCAATATGAATACCATTATCAATGCCAACCGTGGAGACCTTATGGGAACGGTGCAGGCATTTGGACAGGCTCTCGCAACCCTTGATGACTTTGGAAAGCAGCAGGCACTTGAAAAGGTATTCGGCAAGTACCAGTACGCTCGCCTAGGTGCACTGTTCAATAACATCATCAAGGACGGTACTCAGGCAAGCCGGGTAATGGACATTGCAAAGTTGTCTGTATCCCAACTTGCAGCATCATCCGAGAAGGAACTTGGCCGGGTAGAGCAGGCAACATCGGTCAAATTCACCGCAGCCATGGAGCGCATGAAGTTGTCCATTGCCCCCATTGGAGAGATGTTCCTCAAGATTGCCACTCCCATCGTCAATATGTTCTCGTCAATCTTCGAATGGCTTAACAAGTTGCCAGACGGTGCGAAGAACTTCCTTGCTATCAGCACGGCTATCATCGGCGTGGTGGTACCTGCCGGAACCATGTTCCTCGGCCTCCTGTTCAACCTGATGGGAACTCTGATCAAGTTTGGTCATATCATCGGTGTGACGTTCAAGGGATTCATTACTGGTGGATTCTCCGGGGCGCTCAAGGCTGTCAGCCAGTCGTTGCAGTATATGTCTCTGGCACAGATTGATACCGCCATTGCATCCGAGCAGTTGGGCAAGGCAACAGATGTTGTCAACGCCGCCATGCTTGAGCAGGTTGGAGCAGCAGCAGCGGCAGAGGACGCAATTCTCAATCTTGGTGCGTCATACGTCATCCTTGCCCAGCGTATGCAGGAGGCATCGGCAGCCAACGCTGGTGTGTTCGGTGTAGCCGGTTCTGCCATGGGCAGGGCTGGAAAGGCACCTATAACCGTCAGGTACGTCAAGCGTGCCACTGGTGGAACGATCCCCGGTACTGGTAATACAGATACAGTACCAGCCATGCTTACTCCCGGTGAGTTCGTCATCAACAAGACAGCAACAGAGAAGCACCTTCCTCTGCTACATGCTATCAATGACGGAAATGTCGCGGGGTACAATACTGGTGGCAGGGTTCAATACTTTGGAATGCGTAGGCCTCAGCGTGTAGTTCAGGATATCCCCATTAGCCAGATGCAGTCTCAGGCAGCGAAGTTGGGAGCGGTAGAGGCAGCGGTTTCATCTCCAAAGGGACAGTCTCTCTACGATATTCTCTACCCCGGTGGTCAGATGAACACCGCAGCCAAGGTACAGAAGCGCCATGCCTATTGGATGGGATTGCCACCAGAGACACTCAAGGCTATGCGAGTAGAGACACTTGGAGCATTGACAGCGTTGCTGCCAACAAGCATGAACCAGAAGTTCCGTGCCAATGGTGCTACCGGTGCAGAAGTAAAGGCAATGATTCGCGCTGGTGGACTGTCTCCAGATGAAATCTACTCTCCTATTGCCATGCAATTGGCTGGCTTCACTGGTGCAGATCCCAAGCGCAAGTTGGACCTGAATGCCAAGGATGCTCTTAAGCACTTGCTTGCATCCATTGATGATGACACTCTGTACAAGGATGCCAATTTCACATCGCTATTCCGTAAGGCACTGACCGAATCCATGGCGGGAACAGCCGGGGATAAGAGGGCATTTATCTCAGCAGCAACAGCGCCCAAGTCATTCAAGATCAAGGGAGGCTTTGATGAGAACCAGTCTACTCTGGACTGGGCACGGTCAATCCCCGTCCCACCCGGATACGCACTTGACATTGAAATGGCACGCACCAAGGCCAACCCAGAGGGCAAGCACAGCAAGACTCGCATCTACCTTCGCCACTCCGACGGCAACCGTATCGACATTACTCCAAACAGTGAACTAGGAACAGTCAACAGTTACGACGGCATCGTTGACTACACCAAGTTGCGCGGTCGCCTAGGCTCCATGCCCGGTCAGCAGTATACCCACGTCAACAAGGGTGGAATGATTCTTCCCGGTGGAGGCGCACAGCGTCTAGGATCTGGTGGCCTGTTCTTGGGCAAGATCCACGGGTTCGCAGCACAGCAGGAAGCAGCCAAGCGCATTGCAGAGTCCACTCAGCGTGGCAAGGCAGCATACAACCTAGGCCGACCAACAAAGAGCCTTGGTGGATTCAGTTCCTATGTCAGCGGTATGCAGGGATTGTACGAAAATGTGCCCGGTCTTGGAAGCATCGTTGCCAAGACATACAAGACCATGGAGTCTGCCCAGTTGGAGCAGTTCTCCTCACACCTGATGCGCAAGGGCCTTGGTCTGGTATCACCTGAGCATACTCTGACTACTCTTGCTCATCCTGTTACTGGCGGGGCTATCCCAGCCGTTATCTCGCCATTCAATTCTGCCATTGCCAACAGTTCTCCAACCTTTGATCTTGACTCTGGTATCAGGCAGATCATTGGTGGGGTCATGCGCTATGACTCCGATGGTTCTCTGGACAACGTACATGGCCGCGTCGTAGCAGATCAGGGTGCAGCCTTCCGTGGCATCAATGATCTTGGTGTAGCACGAGCAACAGAGCCACGAAATATCGGCTCGCAGAAGATGACACCGCTGGAAATGTTGGATGTTCTGGTAAGGCGTAATTCCGCTGGCGGCGGAAAGTCGTCATTTCCAGAACGTCTTGGTGCCATGGCCCGTGGAACCACATCGGCAGAATTCTCACGCAAATGGAATGCCATTCTCAAGGAAGCACGCTCATCCATGGGCAGTGCGGTCGATAGCCTTCCCGGTGCAACAGACGCTCAGAAGCAAGCATATGCTGTCCACATTGCTCGGGTACTGGACGAACTAGAGTCATCAGATTCGTTGTCCCTATACTCTCATCTTGCAGGCTATATGCCAAAGGAAACCAAGCCTCTCACGCCAGCAGCCATGGCTAAGAAAGCGGCAGCGGCAGCAGAGAAGGCTCGCACAACTGGCCACAATGCAGCCATGCGCTATGGCATCCCCGGTTTCAAGCGCGGGGGCATGGTCCTTCGTGAACTTGACAAGTTGATGGAGAACTTCACTCTGGAGGATCGTAATGGACTTCCCATCCTGCGCAACCGTCATGGCGACGGTACCAAGATTGCTCAGGTCATCGGCAAGTTCCAGCCATTCACCAAGGGTCATCAGTCATTGGTTATGCAGACATTGCAGGAGGCTATCAACTCCAATGCAGACTTCCTGCTGGGTACCAGCCTTGCCCATGGAACACGTATCAACAATGGAATGTCACCAGAGCAGAAGTTCGCTCTCATCAGGGCCAGCCTGCCCGGTATTGAACCACTGGCCCTTACTGGCTCTCTTCCTGACCACTACAAGCGCATTGCTGCTCTAGGATACAGGGAACTCATTGGGTCTGCCGGTGCTGACAGGGCTGGAAACAAGTCCCTTCGCTCCATGCCAGAGAACGCGGGTATGTCATTCAGGGAATTCATCTCTGCCCGTGATGATGTATCAGGCACACAGAGCCGTGGCTATGCCCTTAACAATGAGTTTGGCCAGTACCGCGATAATCTTCCTCGTAATGCCCCATTGAGTCTGGCGAGGTCATCGTTTGAAGCCTATCGTGCCTACCCAAGGACAGCACATCTACGTCGTTTCAATAACGGTGGGCATGTATTCAACTCAGCACAGTCAAACTTTGTACCGGGCACTGGCAATACCGATACTGTTCCAGCCATGCTGACACCGGGAGAATTCGTTGTCAACAAGCAGGCCACAGAGGGTAACCTAGATTTGCTACACCGTATTAACCAGAGCGGTCAGAGGCTACGTCTTGGTGGTGAGGTAAAGTATGTTGTCGCCAATGAGCAGTGGGGTATCAACCCATGGGAGGTATATGCTCCAGACGGTTCTCTCGCAGGATCGTTCAAGACACAGGAAGAGGCGCAGGCGTTCCACAAGAAGGCTAGCGCTGGCTGGAAGAAAGATCTAAATAGAGCACACGCAGAAGCACTGAAGATGAATAAGGCTGGTGGCTCTGCTGCTCAGCCACGTACAGGTATGGCTGGCCGGGGCATGGGCGTGAGTATGGGTCTTGGCGCTGCTGGTGGCGCGATGATGATGGCCCCAATGATTCCCGGTATCGGCAACAATGCTGGATTGACAACTGCCATGACTGGCGGTGGCATGGCGCTATCCATGGCATCGATGCTTCCCATGCTGGGAGCAGCAGCCGTTCCTATTGCAGCATTGGCAGCAGTAGCCGGAACAGCCGGGGTAGCAATCTACAAGTGGCGTGAGGGTGTTGACAGTGCCGCAAGGTCAGCCGCAGAACTTGGCGCAAACCTTGGCATGGCATCCAATGCATCAGACAAGATGGCCAAGATTCTCGGTGTACAGAGTCTTAATGACCGTAGAACCAAGGTTGCATTCTCCGTAGCACCAGAGCAGCAGCAACTTGCTGATGAGTTTACTCAGGCATTGCAGTCAGGCGAGGGCAAGGCGTTCATTGATTCTATGCGTGGCAAGAGTGGGGCAGATCAGGGCAAGTTGCTAACTGATTATATTAAGACAGCCGTAGCATCGGGGATGCTAACAAAGGATCAGGCGACTGTATTCGCCAAGTCCGTAGGTCGTGAGATGAAGAGTGCCGTACTGGCCGCTCAGGGCACGGCAGCGGCATCAGATCAGGCGGTAGGGTCTCAGGCCATGCTTGGTCTTGCTAAGCAGCGAGAGGCCATTGTAGCGGCCAACAAGAGGGTGCAGTCAGCGATCAATGCCACCCAGCCAGACAGCATCGACTCTGGCACCGCAGCCATGGCGATTTCTGCGGGTACACAGATTATCCAGTCTTACAATGATGCTCTTGCCGTGGCAGAGGAAGAACAGAAGAATGGAACAATCACCTTCCAAGACTACATGGCAGTAGTTGATGCTACGAAGAATGCTACGGCAGAATGGCAGGCCAATATGGCTGCCGCCAACAATGCAAGCAATGACATAGGGGCAACCAATCAGGGTGTGGACAGTCAGTTGATCGCGGCGGGAATGTCTCCAGATCAGGTTGCGGCCCTTCGGGATATAACCAAGTCCGTAGGCGCAAACGACATAATGGCAATCAACAATACCAAGTATACAGATGCCAATGGCAATCAGGCTGGCTTTGACTCTGGATCATTTGGCGACAACCTCTTGCTAGAGGCAGCAAAGAATGCTGGAATGGGGTCTGCTCAGGAGTGGCAGCAGAAAGATGAGAAGGCATATAATGAAGCCGCACGAGTGGCAGCAGATCAGGCTCAGGCGGCATTCAAGATGGCTGGTCTCAATGAAAGAGGAACAAAGGCTGTAGACCAAGACTTCCTAGCCAATGCAATGATGCAGTCTGTTGCCAATGGTGCAGATCCTCAGACAGCCATGAATCTTGTTAAGTCTATTCTTGCCGATCCCCTTGGTGTCGCCGCAACAGCATTCATGGATGCAGGAATGAACGTTGATGCATTCGGGAAGGCTCTGACAGCATCAAATGCTGCCATTGATATCCCCGGCCTATCAAAGTCTGCTCTTGACCAGTATCAGGCAACGTCTGCTGGTCTTGGAGGTCCAAGAGAGGTAGAGCAGTACCGTGCGTACATTGCAGCCCGTGGATCGCAGGGAGCCGTGGGATCATTCGCCAAGATCGGTGCAGGAATGTCAACCATCGGTCGTCAGGCTGCTCAGTCCGCGTTCCTTAATACCGACCTTGCTGCAAGTTCTGAGTATGGCATGGCAACGAGCAATGCCCTTACAAGTTCCGGGGCATACAGGTCTGCCATTAGCCAGACAGGTGCAGGAGGCTCTTTCAGCGATACTGGTGTACGATCAATTGATTCCGCCCTCGCATTGGCCAAGGACAAGGGAGTGACAGAGAGAGTTATCAGGTTTACCATTGAGTCATCTGGTGGTGGGACCCCAGAGGATCTTGTCAAGCAGATCGACCGGGTACGTAAGGCCACCGCTGCTATCAACTCGCTTCCATCAGAAATCGTCAAGGGTCTCAAGATCAACATTGACAATCCCAATGACATTGAGAAGTTCGGCCCTATGGCACGTAGCCTAGCAAAGGACTGGGCAATGATTCAGAACCTCAATCCAGCACTTGACAAGGTTGCCACCATGGAGTTCATCACCATGACTAACGGCAAGCACAACAGCCCGGAGAAGGTGGCAGCCAACGTCATTAAGTTGAACAAGGCATACAAGAACCTCTCAAGTGGCAAGGAGACTGTGCGCCGTCAGGCCCAGATTGACATTGCTGTAGCCTACGCTGGCAACATTCAGGGCGTATCGGCGGGTAAGGAAGGGGAAGTTGTATCTGGTGCACTCAAGCGTATCCATGATGACTTTAAGAACTTCGACAAGTTGGACCCCATCG